TGGTGCTATGATTACTGGATCAACTACAGGGTTTGGAGCGGCTAATGTTTAATCGTGACAATTTAGAGAGGGCTATCGCGACATTTGTGCAGGCGTTTCTTGCTGTGTATGTCGTTGGTAGTGTCGATTCGCTTAAGGCTGCGTCGGTGGCTGGTGCGTCGGCCTTGCTGAGTCTTGCCAAGTCAATTGTTGCCAGCCAGTTTGGTGACGGATCTGCATCAGTCGTGTCGTAATGGAATGGATCGGCTTCGCAGGGCTGATAGCCGCCGCTCTCATAAGCGGCGTCTTTGCGGTGGCCGCATCCAAGTATCGCCGTGAAAATACAGCGCAGCACGCAGCGAATCAGGTTCGCCTTGACACTATTGGCACTGACATATCTGAGATCAGCAAAGATGTGCGTTCGGTGCGTGAATGGCAGCATCGTCATTTAGAGTGGCATGCCGAGCAGAAAGTATGATATAGTAATAATCACATAGGCCGTCGTGTGCTCTTTCGGGCCGATGAGTGCTTATCCATTGGGATCGCCCACGCCCCCAGTGAGTATTAAGTGGAGACTGACCCGGCTGACGCCCGGTAATGTTGAACAAGTCACCCCGCATAATCCCTCCGATTATGTGCGAACGGTTTAGGAGAGACATCATGGTAGATAATCAGGATCCCGGTGGGATCAAGGAACTGCGTGATGCAGCCGACCGAGGTCGGAAGGCATCGCAGGAACTTGATGAAGTGAAACGCGAAATGGCGTTTCTCAAAGCAGGGGTAGATACAGAATCCAAGGCAGGCCAGTTATTGTTTAAGGCTTACGATGGGGAACTGGACACAGAATCCATCCAAGTCGAATGGCAGGAACTGGTACCTTTATCGGCACCGCCGGTAGAGGAAGAGGTTGTAGATGCTACTGATACACAGGTAGCGGAGCAGCGTCGGGAACTTGCTGGAGATACTGTGCCACCTGAGAACCAGACAGAAAGCCCATACGATGCAGGTCATCGTGAGTTTAAAGAGATGATGGATGCGGGTCGTCCGAAGGAAGATTCCGCAGCCAGATTTATTCACACGGTACTGGAAGCAGCGGGTGGGACACCTGATCCACGGGTAGTTTCTGGACGGTAATGCCTACATATGTTTATAGGTGTTCTGATTGCTTGGTTCAGTACGAGCGAACACAGTCTGTAACTGAGAATCCTGACGAGGTTTGTCAGGATTGCGAAGGGGTTGTGAAGCGGATACTGCAAGCGCCAGCCTTAACGGCTGCTGCTACTCCAAACAGAAGGAACAAGATTCCACCTGCTAAAGCCAATCCGGCTTGGGAGAGGGGAATCTCAGGCGAGCATAGACGGGACGGATCGTTTGTTCCGTACTTGAAGCCTGACGGTACACGTATTGGTGTCAAAGAATTTGCCGATAATCGCACTAGGTATGAGCGGATTTTACGGGAGAAGAACAACCAATCCACTTAACTTAGGAGCGTGACACGATGACTATCGTCGGTTACTCAGGCAGCGTCACTAGTTATGACCTTGCCGTCGGCGTTAAGATCAACATGGACGAACTCATTTACATGATTTCGCCTGTTGATTCGCCGTTTATTAATGGTATTGGAACTGATGGAAGGCAACTTCTAGCCAGTTCTCCTACCGATCAGACAGAATTCAAATGGATGGACGAGGAACTTTTGCTTCCTCGTGCACAAGCCGCAGGTACAGGAGCAGCGGGAGCAGGCGATACGGACATTACAGTCTCGGCAGCCGATTCCTACAAGTTCCAAGTAGGCGATCTTCTCAATATTGGAGAAGAGGATGCCACTGTTAATGGTGCGGTCAAACGAATTACTGCTATTAATAACACCACGGGTGTTATTGATGTATCCGATTGGACCAATGGTTCAGTATGGCCCGCAACGACGGCTGCACACCAAGACACGATTATCTGTCTTGGTACTGCACTGGTTGAGGGTTCTGATCCGGGTACCGCCCGGTCGGCTGACCGGACGATCCGCTCAAACTATACGCAGATCTTTGGACCTACCCCGGTTCATATGACTCGTACAGAGCAGCAGATCACCCGGTATGGCGTGAGCGACGAGTTTGCCAAGCAGTTGTATGGCCGCTCAGTTGAGAACGTCATCACCCGTGAACAGGCTTACCTCTATGGTAAGAAGAATGATGATTCAGCCAACAAGCGCCGGTCAACTGGTGGCTTGATGGACTTCATCACAACCAACACTGATAGCAGCAGCACAACGCTGACTATCGCTGCGTTGGAGTCGTTGATGCAGAAGTGCTACAACGCAGGTGGTATTCCCGATCTTTTGATTGGGAATCCTGCCTCGTTTGCTACTCTCAACGACACCACTAACACCACCACGGTGCGTCATGTTATCGATGACCCACGCCGTGGTCGGGTACCTGTCATGGCTGTCTTCACCGAGTTCGGTGAGACACAGTGTGTCAGGAATCGTTGGATGCACTCTGAGAGTGCGTTTGTTGTCCAGAAGGATGGCGTCAGCCGTCGGGTTATGCAGCCTCTCGTAGTTGAGCCGCTTGCAAAGACTGGCGACAGCGACAAGGTGCAGATTGTCTGTGAGGAAGGCCTTCAGATTAAGGGCGAGGCTCACATGGCGAGATTCACTAACCTCACTGGTTACACGGATACTCCGTAGTCCGGCTAAAGTAATGTAGTGTGGGGGTGGGGCCTAGCCCTGCCCCCCCACTACCAACTAGGATTGGCGCATGGCAGCAAAAACGGCTACGATGGTAGATATAGTCCGACGGACTAAGCGTCTTTTAAATAGTAATACTCGCACGGAGTTGGATGCGATTCATACAGCGTTGGATTCTGATACGACTTCGACTGTCCGATTGAAGTACCAGACTGAGGGTATCCGGGCAGGTTCTTACATTTCTATTAGTAATAGCACTACTGCTCCTGAAACTATGTATGTTCATTCACGTAACGGTGAGTACATAACAGTGAGTAGGGGTGTCGATGGTAGTCCTGCTACGAATTGGCAGGCTAATTCTGTGATAGAGGTGGAGCCACGGTTCTCAGGGTTCCAGATATTTGAGGCGATTAAGGATGCGATCCTTGCATTGCCTGATAATTTGTATGCGGTGAGTACCACGACTGCTGCGTTCAGCACCACGGAACAGTCGGTTACTTCGTCTGATCTTGCGACTACTGGATTCAATCAGATTCTATCTGCTACTCGCACGGCTCGTTCCAGCGAGGACAGGCTTCTAAACTTTAATGTGAAGGTACAGGAATATGGTGGGGCTTACGAGATTGTTAGACAGGAGGGCATAGAGAAAGCGGTAACGGTTTATCTAACTTATGCCCATCCGTTTACTACCTCCACTCTAAGTCTGGATACTGATCTTGTAGGTACTGTTGGAATGACGGTTGAAATGACAGATATTCCAGCATTAGGCGCAGCAGCAGCCCTTCTTCTAGGGGAAGAAAGTCTTCGTCTGGATCTTCACAGTCAGGGTAGCAGTCGGATTGATGCAGCCGTTGCTGCCGGAGATCGTGCAAGGTACTCATTGGTATTACAGGCGCAATATGATCGTCGGGTAAGTCAGGAAGCGCGTCGTTTGATGGCGAAGTATGGGGTGCGGACGGGTGCCGTAGTCTCGTCAACGTTTCCGACGACCATTCGGTAGTCATGCCCCTCCATCAGACTGTTCGTGATGCCCTCCCAGTAAGACTGGGTGACCGTAAATACAATATAGATCTTACACGTTTGGTGCGTGCAACTGTAGATCCTATCCGTCAGGGTTTTGATACGCAGGGTACACCGGGTGAGCAGTCGTTGAATCAGGCTGGTGTGTGGAAGCGTAGTCGTGATGATTGGGAGTTGGGTGCTGGTCAGCGTGAGGCTGATACACCTGAGTCTGGGTTACGCAGGTTCCATGAGTCTACTGGTATCAACCCTTGGGTTAAGAATGAAGTGTCTTTGCTGAAGGATACGGAACTTGCTTGGTCTGATGCTTCTACGAATCTGTACATGGCTACGGCTACTAGTGGCGGTACGGATTACGTTTATTTTTGTGATGGTCCTAATATGCAGGCTTCTAACAATTCATTTGGATCTACAGATCCAATTATAGATCCTTGTGGCGATGACATACTTGGCATAGCAAGTGACGGTACTAATATTTATGTAGTAGGAAACACAACTACTAATGCGAAGATAGTTAAAGTAACTGGTACTTCGCATACTACTTCTACTGATGGTACTGACCATTGGATGTTAAATAGTGCTGATGGTGTATGGGTAGCCAACGGTTATCTCATAGCCTCTGTAGGCGACAGACTCACCGTTCTGTCCGTTGGTTCAGTAGCCAGTGCGAATGCTGATATTGCTTCCGACTCTTTCAATCAGGTTGATTCATGGACCTCAGTGGTTGGCACACCAGTAGGGATTTATGCTGCTGGCAACCAAGGACAGCAGGGCCGCATCTATTACATCGGTATCAATGATTCAACGTCAGCACTTAACGTGCCTGTTATCGCAGCCGAACTACCAATGGGTGAAACAGTTAATGTTATATCTGAATACGGTGGACTGGTTGTTATCGGTACCAATAAGGGTATCCGGTTGGCGCAGATCACAGGTGAGGGCTACCTAACGTATGGGCCGCGTATCGATATAACTAATGGTGTGTCATATCTCCTATCCCAAGGAGAGTTTATTTACTTTAATTGGAATGACTATGTGTCTCCCTTTGGTGGCGGCGACCGAAGCGGATTGGGGCGACTAAGCCTGAAAGAATTAACAGGTCCGCTGATTCCGGCGTATGCAAGTGACCTCATGTATGCCACAGATGAGGATATTCAAGGCATTGTAATAGATGACGGGACCTTATTGTTTAGTGCTAGTGGTGTGGGCGTAATTAAAGAGTCAACTAGTTACGAAACAACAGGAAGCATCAACGAGGGTAGGTTCAGGTGGGGTGTTACCGAACTAAAGGCTGCCGTATCGGTAGACCTGAGACATGCCACGCTTGCCGCAAGCGAATCTGTTGCGATCACGCTAACCGACGACACTACAGGTACTACAACGATTACATCTGATACGGATGCTACCTACACTCCCGGCATTAAGTCCATAAGCGGTGTAGTCGGAGAGTATATAAGCCCCAAGGTTACCTTGGTTGGGCCGGGAACATCCACGCCTACGCTACACAGGTGGACGACACGCGCTATCCCAATGCCATTCGTGGCAGAAGTAATCCAACTACCTATCATCCTTACAGAGCAGACACAGTTCGANAACAGGGATGTGTATCAGGATACTTACGATGACTATGCGTACATACGTTCGCTGTTGGAGGGGCGTGCGTTGGTCACGTTCGAGATGGGCGATGAGTCTAAGACAGTGTATGTGGCTGGGGTCAACTATGAGCAGGGTGCTGTTCAACAGTGGTCTGATAGGGGTTCATGGTTTGAGGGTGTGGTTACTGTGTCGTTGGTGACGGTGCAGGGTGACTAGGTTCTTTCCTTCTTACGGTCCGATTGATCCTCCTCCTCGGGCGCAGCAACGTGTAGGTACAGGTGGATACACAGAATACAAGGGGTCAGGCTCAGATGGTGGCGGGTCTGTCCGCCTTAGCGTGATCGACAGTCCGCATGATGCTTTCACCGCGTATGGGCAACTCGAATTCGGTACCGGCCATGCGGACGAGGATTACACCGCCCGGATAAGAACCTTTCAAGGTATCCATGATACCCAAGGACAGTATGGTCAGTTGCAAATAAACGCACCGTCGTTTCTTGACGATGGTTACCGTGGTGGTTACTGGGCCAGAGAGTATTCAGATACAGGTTCACCTGCATATAGCAAGGTATTCGCTGCTGCTGGTGTATCCGATCTCAATAATACCAATCCGTGGGAAGCAATAACTTACTGGTCGCGCGACTCTAATATAGGTGGCTATATCCAACATTATGCTGGTGGTTACTATTGGTATGATAATGCCAACTCGGGTAGTATCACCACCCTGCTATCACTGAATAGTTCAGGTGACCTCGCTGTCACCGGTAGTATCTCCAAAGGATCCGGAACATTCGATATCCCTCACCCCGTAGTAGAAGGCAAGCGGCTGCGTCACTCATTCATAGAGGGACCATACGCTGACCTGATCTATCGTGGCACCGTAACATTGGAAGCCAACCCTACAGTTATTGACTTAGATAACGAATTCAATATGACAGAGGGTACATGGGAAGCATTGAATCATAACCCTTGGAGTATGGCTGCGGCATCAGGTGAGGTAGTGGAGTGGGGTCTTGATGGAAAGCAACTCACCCTCTCTGGCGATGAAGGCGTTGTGTGTAACTGGATGGTTATCGGAGAAAGACACGATCAGCACATGCTTGACCACGGTTCATGCAATAATGAGGGTCGAATAATACTTGAGTATGATCAGCCTTCTGATACACAACCCAACATGGAGTTGTGATAGGATATATTCCTGAAGAAGTTCCGCTAGAACATCTGAGGGTTTATGATTCCAACGACAAGCAAATGGGTTGACCTAAAACTCCTGCACCCACAGTTCGTGACACGGCTCGAAGCATTCTTTGCCGACGGTCGTATCACAAACAAGGTAAAGGTAGTGAGTGCGTGCAGATCATATGCAGCACAGAAGAAACTGTACGACAAGTACAAGGCAGGCAGAGGCAACCTTGCAGCCAACCCTGATTGGCTCAGACCAGACGGTTACTTCCGTGGGTCGTTTCATCAGGAGCAACCAGACGGATACTGCTACGCCGTGGACCTACGCATCATTGCCAGATCGATAAGTGAACGCACGGTTACTGACATCGCCGCACGGTACGGTATGCAGCCAACGGTGAAGGGCGAATGGTGGCATTTCCAACCACGTAACGCTGCTGGTTGGTTCGATGCTATCGCAGCACCAGCGTTGGAACACAAGGCAGAGCCACCTATTGATTGGGATCGGATCCTAATGTTGGTGGCTGACATTGGATACCGAATCAATCTGTGTCCTCTGCGTAGGGGCGCACGCAACGGTGACGTTGAGGTCGTGCAACGGAAACTCAATGCTTTAGGGTTTAATGCAGGTAGACCTGATGGTGTATTCGGACGTAAGACTGTGCGTGCTGTTAAAGGATTCCAGCGTGCGACCCTTCTTACTGTCGATGGGGTAGTGGGGCACAACACATGGAAAACGATGCTGTCACCGAAGGTACCCAATGGACTCTAGTCTCATGGAATTTGCGAAGACCCGTGATCGTGGCGGGTGGGCGTGGCACAACACTTTAGATGATGACTTGTTCAATGAGATATGGGATGCGATACATGCTGGTACTGGTATAGGTGAGCAAACGATACTGGCTTGGTTGCGTACTAAAGGTTACGAAGATGTTACAGAGGGCAAGATAAAGGGGTTCCGGTTTGCCGAACGACGGTAAGACTCTTAACGAGTTCGCTGAAGAAGGGGCCGTGATCCAAGAGGTTACGGCTTTGTCGCGTCAGTTGGGTAAGGCGCGCACCGAACGTGATGTCCTCAAGGCACAGGTCAAGGAACTTGAATCGCACTTAGATGAAGCGGAAACCAGAGGCCAACTATTTACACGGCTAGCCGGGCACACCTATAAGCCACCTACATGGTTGACAAAGAAACCTAAACGTGGTGCTGCTGTTGTATGCACCATGTTGTCGGATACTCATTTCGATGAGGTGGTAGATCCAGACGAGATAGGTGGCCGCAACGAATACAATAGAAAGATTGCAGTCAAACGGTTGCAGACGTATTTCCAGAAGGTGCTGCTGTTAACCAATGAATACATTACCGGGTTGAATTATCAGGGCTGCGTGTTGTTTCTTGGTGGCGACGTTTTCTCCGGTGACATCCATGAGGAACTGACGGAAACTAACGAGGACACGATGCTTGGGTCAGTTATCTTCTGGACTGAGCAGGTCACGGCAGGTATCAACCTGTTAGTTGAACACTTTGATTATGTGCATGTGCCTTGTGTGGTAGGTAACCACGGTCGTCGGTCGCATAAGCCGCGCCATAAGTTAAGAGTCAGAGATAACTTTGATTGGTTTTTATATAAGACATTGGAGCAACGGTTCATAGATAACGACAAGGTAACATTTGATGTTGCATCGGGTGCTGATCTACTGGTTGACGTACAAGACACAACTTATCTATTGACCCACGGTGATCAGGCTCGTGGAGGGGGCGGCATCGGTGGCATCTGGCCTCCGCTTATGCGGCTCGTTGCACGGAAACGCAACAACGTAGACTTTGACTACATGGTGCTTGGTCATTTCCATCAACTTATCATGGCACCATCGTCAGGGTTCCTGCTGAACGGCAGTCTCAAAGGCTTCGATGAGTATGCTGCTATC